CCAAGCCCCACCAACGATCCTCCGAAATACAGATTGAGGGATTCGGAAAGTCCTGCGAAGTGCGGCCACCCCTTCTTGTCCCAGTAGTGGGTCGATGTTCTGAAGTACCCGTTGCACAGCCCGATGATCGGCCTTGGGAGGTCAAGAATCGGTTTGTCAGCAAGAGGGAAAATTACCTGCGGAACCGGCCCCTCGTATCCCATGGCATACGCTATGTCCATGTAGTGGTCGGCCTCATGCACCATGGAGGACCTCCAAGATGGTTTGGGGGTAATCCTCTTCTTCATGTTGCTGAGGAAAACATAGAGTACATCGGATTGGACTCCATGCACAGAGAGATACCAAAGATCATATTTCTTCTCGTCTATCCTGTCTCTGGGCCAACTCAAGACCTTATTGACAACCGGCCACGCCTTGCAAAGCTCTTCCACGGCTTCCCTCCGACTATCCGACCATTCATCGGTTAGGCAGATGTCTATCTGTTTATTCTCCGTCATGGATGCGACTGCTTGGAGTGCTGGCATCATCATGCAATAATTTCCACAACCGTTCGAAAAGTACGCCAAAGCAGAAGATTTCACTTGACTTTTCCTTTTTTAAATGGTACCATTCATTTATCCATTCTAAATCATAAAGGAGACCGAAATGCCTTCAAAAAAATGTATAATTTGTGGTGAACTTTTTTCTGTATTGCCTTATAGAACACAAACAGCAAAATACTGCTCTGTTTCTTGTGCACATTTGGGCATGAAAAAAAATAAAGAATTGAATTGTCTAATTTGTGGAAAATTGATAAAAAGAAATTCAAAACTTTTTTGTTCATGGGAATGCTATAAAACCTATAAGACTCTTCATCCTTTAGAAAGAAAATATCCCATGAAGAAAATTTGCATAATTTGTGGGAAGCTTTTTTCAATAGATCGGCCCACAGATAAAAAATACTGCTCAAAAGAATGCAAAAGAAAAGGATTAGCCGCAACTCATAAGAGAGGACCTGAAAGAAAAAACTGGCAAGGCAGATGGAAAGTAAAACGGGGATATATAGTGCTTGCCATCTCTGGATTATCTCCTGAAGATCGAGCAATTGCTGAAAAAATGAAAGATTCATGTTATAACCTTTCTGTTCTTGAGCATCGTCTCATCATGGCCAAACATCTTGGCCGCCCACTCAAAAGGGGAGAGATTGTGCACCATAAAAACGGGATTAAAGACGACAATCGTCTTGAAAATTTGGAACTCACCTCTCTTCATAAACATTCAAACACCATAGTTTTCGGAAATCATAAAATCCGCTGCCCTCAATGTGGATTTTCCGCAGAAGCAAATGAATTCTCTATTGAAAAATAGCCTATCGCCTTCGATGTTTCCTCTCTTTCAATTCAACCCCATATAAATCATATCCAAGAATTTCCCCTGATTCTCGACTAAATATTTTGGGAATGTGCCATCGATGGAACCGTAATAAACGATTCTATTTTCGGATCTTCCCGAAATATGAAGACCCTCGTTTACCATTCTCGTTATTCTTTCCCGACCCAGAAACTTAGAGGTGTCCCATTTTCTGTCGGGTCTATGAAAGGCACGGGCCTTCTCGATGATCCTGTCAATCCCGCCTATCCAACTGAAATGCCATGAGGCGTTTTTCATCACCGTGGATCGTCTTTTCGCACCATTATTTTTCCCATCATAGATCACTCCGACTCTCAGGTCATGACAGGTCTTGTAATGGGACAGCAGATCCCCGTATCGACATGCGACCGGAGCAAGGGGGTAATCCCTAGACACGAAACCGTTCAAATAATAGTAATAGAGCCAGGCCTGCATCAGGACGGGCCTTTCCATTTCTTTCAGCATCGGTATCTTTGATGCCCTCGGTATCTCATCGGCATCCGAGACTATGATGATGTCGTCGTCCGTGGCCTTGTCTTTTATTGCATCGAGGATCATATTTCTCTGCTTGATCTCACACTCCTTCTCGGAGAGATGCGGATACGGCATCGTCAAGGAGATAATCTTATCAAGGAACGGTTCAAACAAGTCCCTGTTCTCAGCGAAGTAAAGGGGCTTCTTCGTCCCCCTTCGTGTCGCATCGGATTCAACGAGCACAAAATAGTCAACCACATCCGAAAGCTCATGCAGCCTGATATCAAGCAACCGAAGCTCATTGAAGAACGGGAACGTATCGAAGACTTTTGGCATATTTAATATTCTCCCCTGCCTTTTAAGTTTTCATTTGGAACTGCAATGCCTCGTCCACTTGCGGCGAGGTAGTTTACAGCTTCCTCCATGTCGAATTCTCCGACTGCCCAAGGTGCCTCATCAGGGGAATCACCATCACATCCTTTTTTTGCAGGAGACTGCAATTGGGGGAGGCTGAGCCCTTGTTGAACCGGGACTGGCTGAAGCACCCCGTGAACCACACGTCCATGTTGGAACCCTTTCCATTGTCGGGAAATCCAGTTTTTTGGCCGTCCGGATTGAATCTTGGAACGGGGCCTATCGATTTCCAGAACGACTTCTCGGCGATGGCGTTCTGGAATGCCTGGGAAGATTTGAGCATCACCGGATAGCCCTTCCATTTGATCTTTTCCCTTACCGGATGCTCTGGGGAGTCGCAGCCGGAAAAGAATCCGATGTTATGGGTCCCCTTCAAATCCTGGTATGCCTCGGTCAATATTTGAGCCCACAGGGGGTCTAAAATCTCAACATCGTCCTGGTGGTAGCAGAGATACGGGAACTCACCGTAAAAGGAATTGTAGGCTTCCACCTCGGCCCACAGCATATCAAATCCGTACCGGATTCCGTTTCTTCGCTTGCTTAGAGTCATATGGACAATATGCTCATCCTTCAGGCCCATCAGGTATTCAGGCGTCCCGTCGGTCGAGCAATCGTCTATGATGAAAAGCCTGTATGGAATTACAGTGGTCTTCTCAAAAAGGCTATCAAGGGTCTTTTTGAGAAATCCCTTGCGGTTGTAGGTGGTCAGGATGATATCTATCAAAACTGGTACTCCTTCCCACAAAAAAGGCATAGTATTCTTCTTAGACCCTTGTATACCCCGTGAAGATTAGAGCTTGCATGACAAAGAGGACATCGAACTGCCGGGGATATGAGCCACTCATCAAACTTCCTTGGATCGATCGTATTTACTATGATTGTCATTTTTCAATCATCTCCATTAAAACCGATCAAGCCCGTACCGATCAGACAATTCATCGGTCATTTTGATCCTCTTCGCCCACTTCTCACGGGTCAATGTCGGCCTTGCTGAAATCGAGTTCCCTGAGTTCGTTGTGATGCAATAGGCCCAGTCAATCTCATTTGCCTTGATCCTATCCTTGCGCACGTCAGATATAAATCTCGTGTGGTTCCTGCAAAGATATAGCCAGCACGGTAAATCATTTCCTTCGATCCTCATCCTGATCGCGTTGCAGGTCGTCGAGTATCTGTAGTTGTACTCCCCGACCTCCCCTGTCTTAGCGTCGAAGATATGGCAGCGTCGGTTATAAACGGCCTCGAATCCCTGGTCTTCCAGCTTCAGGATCGTCTCAACCATGTCTCTGGCGAGCATGTCATCGCTGTCCATCCGTAGCATCCAGAAATCCTTGATGTTGTTTTGATATGCCCACTGCCCGGCCATTATCGCCGAGTGGGCGGTCTTGCGACCCGAGTCTTCTCCCTTCCCGCCATAGGGGTAGACGATCCTCTGCCCCGGATCGTCGAGGTTCGCGGGAAATCTTTTCCAGTAATTCGTTTTCTGACATTCCGAATCCACAACCATCGGACACCATTCAAGCCACGGATATCGAAACCCTTCAGGGATGTCGTGGCAAGAAATGAAGAGTCTGAACCTCTTGTCCGTCTGTCTATCCAGAGACCCGAGAAAAGCCGCCAATGTTCTCCTCATCATTCCCTGGTCGGGATATTGTCGAGTCGCCCCGAATTTTGAAGTGATAAGGATCATATCAAGCCTTTCTCCATGACTCCTGGAAAATACGTTTCAATCCATGTGGGATCTTTGACCCTTTCACTGTGGCCCGGGTTCAACCCATGATTCCAGCTCGTCAACTGATCCGATAGCCCTTTCGGGCACAGGATTTTCGCTTTATCGTCCTTATAAAGAAACGATTTTGCCCCAAACGACATCAAACGCCTATGGCTCGCCCCGTCAAGTCCGCTCTTGAGGCCTGGCGGATAGAGTTTCCAATCGCATCTATCAAGGATTCGTTTCAATACCAGCCTCCCCACTCCCATCGGCTCCCCATATCTCGGATGGGGATAGAAATATCGAATGACCTGCGGGGGTCTCGCCCCTATTAGGCAGAAAAACAGATGATCCGGCCCCACAATGTCATTTCCATCCAAATGTGCCGCCATCTCCTCGACCCAATTTTCGGAAGGCCAGTCATCAGAGCCTATTCCCATGATTGCGTCTGGATTATATTGTCTACAGTGTAGAACGGCGGCCTGGACTTTGGTACTTAGAAATTTATTCTCCCACTCCAGATAATCTAAGTCATTCCTCAAAGCCACTTCTCTGTCCTCATCGCAACTCCCGACCGCCACTATTGTACAAGGGGGCAAGGTCTGGGATTTGAGCCTTCGGATCGTCTCCTCCAATATTGAAGCCCGTTTGTAAATCGCCATGAAGACGCATATTTTTACAGTCATAGAATCTCTTCTTCGGGGACGTTCCCGATCTCCCTCGCTGGGGATCCCATGACGATGATTCGGTCTGGCACGTCCCTTGTGACAATGCTTCCCGCGGCCACGAGTGCATTCTCCCCTATTACAACCCCCGGCATGATGATGGCCCCCCCTCCGATTCTTGCGGCCCTTTTTATAATGGGAGGATCGTATTTTCTCGGAATCTTCCGACCGTAACTGATTCTCCTTGTGTTCATCGTTATAACCCCAGGACCGAAAAATACCTCATCTTCGACCGTTATTCCCTGCGTCATGTGGCACTGCGCGTTGATGGTTACGTGGTTTCCGAATCTGCTATTCGCCTCAAAGACTACGTTGTGGCCTATCACGCACCTCTCCCCAAAGATGCAGTTCTCCCTGATGGTCGTGTTGTTCCCTATAAAACACCCGTCCCCGAAGACACACCCTTTTTCGATCACGGCATAATAACGAACCCTGACGTTTACGCCTAATATCACATCTGGATGAATAGGGTCGTAATCGGGTTCTTCAAAGAGCCGACTATAAATATTAGACTTCGCCGCTTTCGATCTGCTTTTCATAGCATTGCCCCGCACCCACATTGACAAGAACCAACCAGACTATGCTTCCTTCTGATATAGGAATGGGCCTCAATTCTCTCCTTCGATCTAAGCCCGTATTTCATGGTGATTTGATCGCTTCCCTTTATCCTCCTCCATCGGTATCCCGTCTCACCACAGTAAAAAAGCTTCTTCCCGGCCTTGATCGCCCTAAGAATAAACTCCCAATCGATAGACATTTTGAGGGATTCGTCATACCCGCCTATCTCCTCGAATAGAGTTCGCTTCGTTGCTCCGGTCGCGTGGCCTATTGAGCAGCGATTCCAGATATGCTTGAGACCGTCCGCCGCAGAAGATTTCTTGACGTGCGTTCCATTTCCGTCTATTATTTCGATGTCCCCATAAATGAGGTCTGCCTCTGGATGCTTATTTGCAGCCCCCATTAAAAGCTCGACATGATTCGGTTTCGCAACATCATCGGCCCCCAACATGACGATATACTCGCCGGAAGCAAAAGACAGACAAAGATTAAACGCCTTAGCAACGCCAAGGGCTTCATCCTTAAAAATGCTCTTGAATTGCATCGCACCATCGAACGACCGTATAATTTCGGGAGAGTTGTCAGTCGATCCGTTGTCGCACACAACGATCTCCATCGGCCTGTACGTCTGATTGATTAGGGACCGGAGGCAGTCGGGAAGCCATCGGCCCTTGTTATGACTGACAACGATGCATGAGACAAGAGGTTTGTTCATGGCATCACCCCGCATCCGCAGCCGCATGGTCCTTGAAGGCCGTGCTTCCTAAATATATAGGAATGATTCCTTCTTCTCATCTCGGAGTTGATCCCGAATTTGATGCTCATTGATTTTCCGTCATACACCCTTCGCCACTGGTGCCCGGTCTTGCCGACATAAACGCATTTCTTCCCCGCCTTCACTATACGGATCATCAACTCCCAGTCCTCGCTAAACTCTACCGCCTCATCGCATCCCCCAAGTTCGTTTAAAACGCTCTTTTTAATGAGTGTGGTCGCATGGGCTATCGAGCAGAGATTGAAAATATGGTCCTGTCCCCTACATCCAGATACCTGGACAATGACCTTTCCCGCCGCATTGATCTCCTCAAGGTCGCCATAGAGCATGTCTGCATCAGGAGATTTATCCAGGCCATTCATGAGTCGGTCAATATGGTCTGGTTTATCGATGTCGTCACCGTCGAGCTTCGCAACCCATTCGCCAGTCACTTCTTTGAGTGCAAAATTGAAGGCTCTTGCCGTACCGAGCTTTTCTCCGTGGTGTAGACATTTGAACCACGGAATCTTCGCAAATTCCGAAATGATGATACCCGAACCATCAGTCGAGCCATTTTCGCATACCACAACCTCCAATGGCCTATATGTCTGGGCTACAATCGAGTCCAGGCAGTCCTTGATATACTTTGCATTATTATAGCAAGGGACAATAAAGCTAACTAAGGGTCGATTAAACAATTCCATATGGAAAATCCCATCCTTTCAAAGCGCAGAGTTCCGTGATGATCTTCAAAAAGTTCTCCTTTGAGAAGACCCTCCTGTAATATTCGGCTCCCTCTATATCCAAGGGAGCGTCTATTTTCTGCCGTACCGACTCTGCTATGTCTGACGGAGAATCATCTGCCTCAACTGGATTACAGTAGGGAACAATTTCGGTATAAAAGACATGGCGTCCCAGCATCTTCATTTCCACCACGGTCTGGCTGAGCCCGTCGTAGTGCATCAATCGGATGTGGACGGAGACCTTCCTGAATATACTCTCTCTCGCCTCATCCTCAATCCAGTCAAGATCAATGATGTTGTCCTGGAACTTTCCGTCAACAACCTTCTTCCCTTTGCCGTGGAGCATATAAATCGGGATGTCATGGATCTGTTTGATGAATGCCTTAGACCGCTCAATATCTCTGGCCTTGTGGTCCGTCAAGTACATCAAGATTCCTGCGGGTCGCTCAATCCCAATGTCCAGGTTCGGCAAATATGGGGGAATCGGCAAAAAACACGGCGAGGATACTTTTTGTGATAGCTTGCCCACGAGCAGAGGGCTATCAGTCACATGCAGCGCATTGCCAAAATCGGCGCTTGCGTTTTTGTCTTCAACGAATAGTCTCGCATCCGTGCCGGTCCAATAGCATATCTTAGGGATACGGTGGTACTTGTGAGCGAAACTAAGGTGCGCCGGCGCCATGTTGAAAAAGAAAAGGCCGTCAAACCTCCCCTCTGGTTTTAGGCATACCTCTATCCCAAACATTCGGTTCAGCCTTTTCGCAAAAACTGAATTGTCATATGAAACGATTTTCCAGATCATTTTTGCCACCTATAAAACCAGCTCTTCAGTTCCGGAACCTCGGTTTTGATTGCCGTGCCCAACCCGGACATCGCCGCGAGTTCATCCATGATCTCATGGGTCAGCCTAAAGGTATGGCTCTTACTGTCTGGATCGGATTCTCCCTTGATGATGACAAACATCGCCAGTATTCCGCCCGATCTAAGAACCCGCACCATCTCCGAGAAAGCCTTCTCAAGATTCATGAAGTGAAAAAGGGAGGCAATGGAGATCACGTAATCAAAACTCTCATCACCAAAAGGAATATCCTCCGCGACCCCTTCCTTGATATTTGGAGTATCTATTCCCGGTTTGGGATCCACCCCGAAATATTCTATATCGGGCGGCAGGCAATTCCTTACGGCCCCATCGGCACATCCAACATCCAAGACTTTTGAGCCTGTAGGGATTTCAAGAATTCCAAGCGCCTTTGTGTAGCTATCCCCTCCAAAGGAGCAGGGGTTCTTCTTTCTCCATTTGTCAAGCTCGATCATTTTGGATCTCCAAATTAGGTCAGTAACCCAGTATCTTCGCTCCGGTTTGGCCATTGCGGTCAACTTCCCCTAAAGATTTTTCCTGAAGACAAAAAGAACATGATCTTCCCCCGTTCGGTCGAAGTCGTTAACGATCTTCTCGCTTTCGACCCGGAATTCGGGGAAGAATATCATGTAATCCTTCGGCCTCCTGAACCAGATGTGGACCTTGTCCTCTTGCCATGTCGATATATTCTCGTATATGACCAGGGGAGATCCCCCTTTCAGCACCCGGCTTATTTCGTCACATATCCCGTTGATCTCCGTCGGAGGAATATGCTGAAGGACCGTCCATGAAAAACATCCCTCAAAAAACTCATTTCCATACGGAATTGTCCTACCGTCATATACTTTGAAATCGCATTTCGGACTTCTTGTTCTTGCCTTCCCGACCGCCCACTCCGATATGTCTACCCCGTGGACATGAGAGCAGAATTGGGAAAGCATCGCGGAAAACCTTCCCACCCCCGACCCGAAATCGAGCACCCGTCTGCCAATGAATATCGGATCAATGATCGCCTTTGCCAAATCAATCGACTCCTCGGTCTTTTTGGAGAATTGCTCTATAGTAAAGGAATTGCACCCAACCGTCTTGTCCCTTTGCTTGCCGTATCGATCATCCCAATACTGTTGGGTTGGATAAACTATCATCATTTCCTTTCGTTCTTTTCAAAAAAATCCTGCCAAGCCAGCCCCATCGCGTGCTTGTCGCCCCTCCTATCGATGGGAGGATTGTTCTTTTTGGGTTTCCGCTTTCTTGGGATTCCCCAGTTAATCATCCTTCTCTCGATGGTCATAGAATCTTTTCAATCTCCTTCCAAAATTGATATGGGGCAGCTTTTAGCCATGCCCTTAATCCTTCGACATCCGTCAAATCTTTTTCCCACGACATATGGCCCGACCTCTCGCTCGATACGATTTTACATCCAGCAAGGGCTGCCTCAAATATCACCCGCTCTCCGGCCCCCCATCCATCGAGGAGATGGACAAGACATTCGAATGCGGAGTATATTTTGGGCATCTCCTCATATGGAACCATATTTCTCTGTTTAACATTCGCACCGTGAACCACTCCGCCGTTACCAGCAAGAACCGTGAAATCCATCCCGGTATGCTCATCAATATAGTCTTGGAGTCTTGTCCACTTTTTGAAATTCCTGAGGTTGCAGATCAAAGCTGTATTGGGCCGCCTCTCGATCCCATCGACCGGCCTGAATATCTCCGTGTCAATCGCCAGAGGAAAAGCGATCCCATTACAACCAAGAGCCTTCCGATGATTTCCAAGATGAACAGGCGAAAGAAATATATTTTGTGCAGAGTTCTGGAATAGCTTCCTTGAGAACTCCGGCCTGTCGAGCTCCCGATGGTCGTGCTCGTATTTGACATACGGTTTCCTGTCCGAGTAAATCGTCTTCAAGATGATCGCCATTTGGGCCTGGCTGAAACTCCAGATGTTGTTGAGGATAATGATGTCCGCCCCGGCAAGCGTCCGCCTAAGTAGCTCCGTGTCCGATTGCGGCGTCAGCACCTTGATATCGAACCCGCAATCCGTGCCAACACGGATCACAAGTTCGTTGCTGATCTCGGCCCCACCCCTAATCCACGAGTCCTGAACCCATCCCACCGTCTTTTTTTTTACCCCTTTGGTCTCGTAAGTCTGCGGACTGGATACATCCGCACTTGTGAGCGTCCTATCCGACATGCTCCTGGGTCGCTCGGGTTCCATCACCTGCGTCTCATAGGTCTGCTTCCCCCGCCTGAAGATCCTCCACTTCCCGTGGGCCTCTCCGAGCAGCGCCCGCTCGATGCTCATCCAATCCTTGGCGTTCCGGTAGCCCGGGAGAAGATGTTCGATCAGCACCATACTCTTGTCATCGGTGGTGACCATGTCATGTAGAAGTTCCTTGTTCATTATTCGGGCAGGATACCCCATCTGCTTGCAGTGGGGAGGAATGCCCGTGCTCCCTTCTCAAATAGATTCTTGACAACCTCAAACATTTGAGTTAGACTTGAGCTATGAAATTGACCCTTCAAATTAAACTTCTCCCGACCAAAGAACAGGGCAAGTCTATTTTGCAGACCATGAAGGACAGCAACGCTGCCTGCAATAAGATTTCCGACGTGGCTTTGGAAAAGAAAGAGTTTAACCAATATCGGCTTCACCATCTTGTCTATCGAGACATCAAGGATTCTTCCGATCTCTCTGCTCAGATGGTTGTCCGTTGTATTTCTAAAGTTGTTGATGCCTACAAACTGGACAAGAAAACCAAAAGAGTTTTTAAGCCTCTTGGAGCAATCACCTATGATGTTCGTATCCTCTCGTACAAAGAAGAGTCGGTCTCCATCTGGTCTGTTGGTGGAAGGTTGAAGATTCTCTTTGTTTGTCATAACTCCAAATATCTGCCTTACGTGAAAGGCGAAGCCGATCTTATTCACAGGAAAGGAAAGTTCTATCTGTTTCAGACCGTGGAGGTTCCTGAAGATGAAATTAAAGATATTGAAGGATTTATAGGTGTTGATTTTGGCATCATCAACCTTGCAACCACTTCCGACGGAGAGGTTTTCTCCGGCAAAGGGGTTGATACTGTCCGCAAGAAAATGACCAAGATCAAAAAGGCCTTGCAGAAAAGGGGCTCCAAATCTGCCAAAAGACATCTCAAGAAGCTTTCTGGAAAGGAGAGACGCTTCAAGAAGCACACCAATCACACCATTTCCAAAAAAATTGTTTCGATTGCTAAAGACACAAACCGTGGGATTGCTCTTGAAAATCTTAAGGGGTTTAACGGTAGACAAACGGTTAGAAAAGAGCAACGAGAGATTTTTGGAAAATGGAGCTTCGATGAACTCGGAAAATTTATCTCTTACAAGGCACAACTGGCAGGGATACCTGTGATTTTTGTTAATCCAAGGAATACTTCTAAGACATGCTCTGAATGCGGTCATATTTCGAGAAGCAATCGTAAGTCTCAATCCGAGTTCGTCTGCCAATGTTGTGATTTTTCTTGTCATGCCGACCTCAATGGCGCTATCAATATTTCTCAAAGGGCAATCGTAAACTTGCCTATCGCAGTCCACTCTGAATCTCTAAAATCTCTTTCTCTTGGAACTGCAATGCCTCGTCCGCTTGCGGCGAGGTAGTTTACCGTTTTCTCTTTTTCAGACAAATTGTCTCTGTGATTCTGAAGTTTTGTACTCCATAAATTTCCTGGCGTTTAACCTCATCCACGCCAGAAAGGTGCTATGAGAAAGGAGATGATGATTGCCTTCTATGAGGTCTCCGGAATGTTGCTGAGTATGGAGAAGGCTATGGACACACCAGGCGCGCCGTCCTGCCGCACCACAAAGCGGATCGCCTTCACGTCATACTCGAAGTAACGCTCGGAGCTCATGTCTATGGTCATGTCCTGCCGGATCGCCCAGATGTAGTATCCGAGCTCCCCGCAAACCACATCGCCCTTATTGCCTATTGCCGGAACGTTCCGAGTCCTGATGACCGGATATCCGTTCAACTGAGGCCCCATCCCGGGCTGAAGTCCCGACTCCGTGGTGTCGTAATAAATCGGAGCCCCCGTGGTCGTCTTTTCCTTACGCAGGACGTTAAGAGTTGCCCTTCGGGTCAAATAGTTGATGTCCTGGAAATTCTCGTCAAGGGCCGATTCGAGATTGATGATGTCGTCTCTCTTGACGGTGTTGAGTGTTATTCTCTTGACTGCGTTGATCGCCGGATCACTGATGATCCCGAGCATCTGCCCGGAAGCCCCGGTGCCCGCGACGACCTCGCCCTCGGTTGCATACTGAAAGGCCCTTGTGAAAAGGCCGGTCAGGTAGTTGATGATGTTGATCGAACTGTCCATCACCAATTCATCTGAAATCGGAATCAAGCCGATCAGCTTCTTGGCTTCAAAGGTTTTATAGCTGAAGGTCGGCTTGGTGCTTTCCTTCTCGTAGGCCTCATCGGGGTGCTTCAGCAGAATCCCACCAAAATAGCTACCCGCCGCCTGAGAAAGATATGGAATCCTGGTCTGGTAGGCCCCCATCGGTATCCTCCAGAGCTTGGGAAGAATCTTGCTCTGCTCTATGGCAAACTCGATGACCGTGGCAAGAAACTCTATTGGAACGATGGCGCCGACATCACCCTCTACAAGTGTGCCGGAAAGCGCCCCCTTCTTGTTCCAATCCACAATCTCCTTGTTCCACTCGCTGAGATTGAAGCCGCTGACAAGAAGACTTCTCGGATCGAACCGCTTTCTCACCAGATTGGCGAACTTCTCCATGATAGGTGAAAGCCTCAGAAAAGGCCCTCCGTTGGAGCCCAGGTAGTCTCCCAATGCCGCTCCGTCCATGACGCCCCTTCTGCCGGAGGAATAGGTCTTGTTGAAGAAGCCGGTATCGATGACCGACTTTCCTTCTTTGTCCATGATCCGTCCGTCGCTGTTGTCGAAGATCGCCTTCGTTTCAGATTTAACAAGCTCCTTTACTTGGTCCTTGACCGTATTTACGGTGCCTTCCCGTATGGCCGCCTCAAGGGCCTCGGTGTTCAGCACCATCTTCCCATCCTTTTCGTTTATCTGAAGATCCATATGCTGTTTCCTCCTTGATTTTTGTTTTTTTTGCCCCGAATTGTTAACCCCAAAAAGAAAAGCCCGTTACCGCCGTTCGAACGGTAACGGGCCTCTCTTGATTCGATTTTGGGGCGTCCCCTCGCTTGATCAGGGCTGGGGACTATCTTCCTACTTCATGCGGCCCTTTCAAGCCGTGGAAAAATTTTCTCCTTGCATTGCTGGAGGGTTAGCTTTTAAACACATTTCCACAACACTTTCCAATTCCAGATTCTTAGAAAGTTCGGAATAATGTGCTATCCAATCACTTCTTTTTAGTCCCTCTGGATTTTTAGCAATACCTCTTGGCATTTAACCTCTTACGAAATTTTCCCCCTCAATCGGTCAAATTCACTTTTTACAACAGCCGGGACGACCTTATTGATCGCCTCAGTTATCTGATCGGAGATGCCCTTCAGGGCTTCCTTGATAGCCGCTCTCTTTTCTTCCTCCGTGATTACAGTGATCTTTCTCGGTTCCGGCGGGTTATCTGTCTTGGATTCGTCCTTCTTGTCTTCTGGCGCCGGTTCGCCTATAGAAACTTTTGAACCCTCCTGAAGTTTGGCCGCAAGGCCGTCAAGCTTCGCTTCCATCGATTCGAACTTCTCCCCCATTGTTTTTATGAAATCCATGAAGACTTTCATGTCCTCCGTGGCATCCTTCTTTTTTGGTTCGATTGATTTCAATCCTTTCTTCTGGCGGGCATCATTGATCCGTTTAAGAATCTTTTCGTTGCCCGTCAAAAAGCCTATAATGAAGGAATCATATTCTTCTCCATAATCCCCTTCTCCATCCCCGCCATTTCCTCCTCCGTCCTCGGCCCATGCCTCATCGCTCTCTGCCATCATGATATGCCGGAGCAGACGCTCCGGTTTGGAGGCCACCTCATGGGCATTGTTATAGTCCCAGCCAAGATATTTCATGATGAGCCTTTCGGTAAACTCATGAAGCTTGGTCGCAATGGTATTCGTCTCATCCATGTCTTGTTCAACCCAAATCTCATCTTCCGGTATGAAGTCCCAGGCGTAGTGGTTACCGCCCATAGTAAAATCTACATTGTTTTTCTCCCTGACCTGGTCCCCATCCACTATGACGAACTTGACCGATTCGGCTTGGTCGCTACGGATGGCCTTTTGATCCAAAACCTTTCCTGTTTGATCGATGAATTTTCCACAACTTGGACATTTGATATATCCCATTCCCGCTTCCGATATATCGTTGTATTTCACAAGGTTTTTGCAGCCCTGACAAATCACTTCGTCTCTCTTCTCGCAGATTGAGCAAACGAATGAAAACTCAAAATTCGGGTCGCACGTCTTCCCCTCATTCTCCCCAGACACATCCTCATCCCATTTCACAGCCATCTCCTGCCCGCACTCCCCGCATTTCTCAGAAGCAGGCTCAAACGGCTTGCATTTGTACTCGTGATCGTTGCACCACTGGCGGGCCTCCTTCGCCGTGAACTTGCTTTTTGAGAATCGTATGGCCTGTAACTCGACAGGATCACCCTCCTTGATCCCCCAAAGAGCATGGATACCCTTGCCAAACTTGTCGTTGTTCCTTCTTATTCGATCATATTTCTTGGGATCTGTGATCCTACAGGCGTGCTCGTTGGGATAAGGCTTCTCTTCCGTGTCGACAAGCTGACCATCCTTATACTGGCAGAGATCTCCCAGCTTCTCTTCTAAAGCTTTCCGGTCGTTCTGATCATCCAAGAGAGACTTGCCGTCAACCGATTTGTAGCTTTTGAACTCTCTCTTATCGAACTTCTCTGGCAGTATCTTGAACCACGCCTCTTTCTGGCAGTTACCGCACTTCTCTACGTTCTGGCAGTCGGGGTTCATGCTCACACCCACAGGACTCCACTCAAGAAGATCCCATTCCAAAACTTCACGATATTCGATGCCATCCTTATTTCCGAATGCGCATTTTAAGGGGATATACCCAATTGACCAATTCGGCATAAAACCATTTTTGGCTTTTTCATAAAGTCTTCTACCCGTATTATCTGGAGGAATTAAATTTGATCCGTCAAAGAATTGTGTCCGTGCCATAACGCCCTTAAAACCGTTGAATTCCGACTTCCAAATTTTCAAAGGCTTTGCAATCGGCTCCTGTCCCATATTTGAAAATCCATGAGCCATTAGAACAACTGGACGCCCCAGGATTTTCATTCCGTCAACACGCATAATGTCTGAGCCTCGATCAAGTCTTTCTGTTGAAATGAAGTGTTCTATCCATAAGCCTTCGTCGCTGAATTCTTTAACCTCTGCTGTAAATATTTTATGTTCGATTTTCATATTTCCTCCTCATGCTGCTATTCTCAAGGCAGGCTGAAAGGGTTTTGATAATTTAGAATTTTTAGATGAATTCTCTGTCTTCCACATTGGTTGAAGATTAGATAAGACCCAGCATCTTTTGAAATCGATCTGTTCTGGTTTCTCAAAATTAAATGCTGCAATAGGAATTTTGTGATCGATTGTCCATTGCCCATAATTTTCCCATGTCATTTCTGAATCGAATTGCTTCTCAAGAGATTTCATTAAATCGATCAAGGTATATCCGACCAGAGATTCCCAATGCCTACCGTTTTTGTGATTTTTGATAGCAGCATATATCCCCTGACTCATCGAGTGATTAAGCCTAAGCTTTGAGTCTTCATATCGTCTGATATTTCTATGGAATGAAATTTTCTCTCTATTGTTCTTTGCCCACTTACTCGATCTTTCCCTCATCACTTCAGGTTTCTCGTAATAATATTTTCTTGCAAGTTCATTACTCCTTTTACGATTTTCGTTTCTCCATTTTTGAGTTAATGCCTTTTTCTTTTCTGGATTTCTCTTATTCCTTTCACGCTGAGTTTCAGCCATACATATTTTGCAAGTCTTATTTAGTTTGTCCCATGAGGCTGAATTATTATGGAAATAAGTCAAGGGCAACCATCTTCTGCATCTCCAACAATGTTTAAACTCAATCCCATCGCCTATGATATGCCATTTTCTTTGACTAACATTGATTTGGCTTGTTCGGAGAGTTTTATATCTACACATCTTGCATATATCAACGAGGCCATCTCGCTCATTTTTAGATTTTCCAAAACACTCCAAAGACTTCCATCTTTTGCATCTCGGACAGTTTTTCTTCTCAACTCCCTCAATAATCTGATGCTCTATCCTCCTCACTCCCCGACCTCTGCCGCAAACGTCTTATGCTCCATCTTCATGGTGTTATCCTCCCCTGTTTATTCTCCTCCACCTTCGGTTTGAGAATAATAAAGTGTACATCGGCATTGTATATTTTCTGCTGGGTCAGTCCCCTCAAGCGGCGCATCCATCTCATCATTACCTACCTTGAAGAGCTCATCCATCGGAATTCCATCAGCATATTCTTGATCGGCTGCTTGGTGGGTCGGCCTGACATGCTCGTCCCTTGCCGAAAGCCAGTGCTTTAGAAGCTCATCCTCAAGACCGGTCTGCCGTACTCCTTCGATGTCCGCCTGGTTCATGGCCGCTAACGTCTCTGTTCGTGCGATCATGGAAGCCCTGTACTCCTCCCATGAATCAAACTTCTGCCTCAGAGTCTCGGCTATTTCCGTCACGGGGGACTCGGCGGCAAATCCCTCCTTGAGTATCCTCTCGATCTCGTCGAAGGTTGTTCCCGATACCTGCTCGGAGAACTGCCTCATCCGGCTACCGAGCCACTTTATAGCCCCTGGAGCATTCACATCAAAGGTAGGGTTAACGGCCTTCATGGTCTCCAAAATATCCTTCATCCGGTGCTTGCCGACCTCCTGCATGATGTTTTTCACAATCGGTTCGACCATCTTAACTAGATTCTTCTTCTCCTCGGCCTTGTTTACGTTTATGTCCCTTATCCCCTTATGGTCCTTTACGGCATGCTGCACCTTTTGCCTTGACCAGCCGGAGAAATAGGCCAGGATCTTACCTCCATCCTTGTGAAGCCGGTTGATAACGTCCTCCTTCATAGCCGAGAAATACTCCCTCATCGGCATCTCGATCAGGTGCTGGTAGTTGTCTACCCGCTTGACGAAAAGTTTCCAATAGACATCCTTGCGTTCCTCCGTCCAGAAGGAACGGTTCATCAGCTTTAAGAACTTGGCTTCTTTTCCCGCTGGGGGTTGCGGAGATTCCCCGCCCGGCTGCATCAAACCGAATGGAAGCCATGGCTTATCACCCCATGGAACCGGCGGCTCACCATTTATCTCCAATTCCTTGTTGATTGTATGGTATCCAATCCTAAGATTCGTCTCCCGCTCCTTCAACAAAAATTCCCTGTCAGGATAGGACGGCAGGTCAAAGTCGCATGTAATCCCCTCATCATATTGGGGTAGGGCGAAAGTCTCGATGACCTCCTCTATGAGCATACACTTGGGCTTGAGGCACTCATTGATAAATGTTTGATCCATAACCTCGGCAGTCGCCCGATTATCCTTCTCGTGGAGGCCAATCTTCGATGGGGAAAGATCATATGCCGTGATTAGTTTTTCCCTTACGAATTGTTGCACATCGTTTAGCAGCGACTCCCGGCCAGTCATCGCCATGGCCTTCCCCTGCCTGAGACCCGAATGGAGGATCATCGGAACACCGGCTTGCATCGCGCTTCCGTACTCCTCGATCAACTGCTCGCGTATCTCCCTGAACTGTTCCTTGCCCAATTCGGCGTCAGTCTCAAGGGTGATCCCGGGAATGCCCATGTTTTTGTATAATGCCCTCTGCTGCTGCATCAGAAAGAGGTCGATGTCGTATGGGTAGGTCTGGGCCATTAGTGGTGACATGGCCTGAAAGGGAGAAGCAGGATGAGGATATTTGTAGAGAAGAATCTCATCCGGTTCAAACCTCTGATTGACACTCCCATCCTGATAATCCCAGTATTGGAGCCTTAGCGATGGGGTAACTTTCGGGCGGAGCATCGCAAATTGGGTCAAGGGAAGCGGCCAGATCTCTGAAGGGATACCTATCTTGTTTTTCACCTGAAGCCATCCGCAAAGCCCTCCGAGTTCCAATCGTACCATTGTCTCATACCAAAGCATAAAGCGAGTCATCAGCGAATTGGGATGATGGATCAGGGTAAGGAAGGGGTGGTCGAAAATCTGCTCTTTTTTAAGGCCCATCTCTTTGAGAAAATATTTTCTTTCCCGCTCTGTCTCTATGGATTTGTACTCGGCCCTCCACTGAAGGTTCGTTGTCTTCTTGCCTGTACTTAGATTTCTGTAAATATAGAGATTGAGGGGAACCATCGCCACGGACTTGGCGATCTTGTCGATCACCGTGTATACCCATGACTTATAAGCCTGGACAAGGGCATAGTACGGCTTCTCCGCCGCTATCGCCTGTGGGGCCGTGTAGAAGGAACTGACTATCGGGATCCTTGGCCCTTCCTCTTTCTGCTTGCTCTGTAATGATTCGAAGAATCCCATTGCATCCCTCCCAAAAAAGAAAAGGCCAATCCCGCCGTGATCACGGAATCGGCCTCTTCTGAATATTTGGGAATCGGGTCGCGCTCCCGATTTTGTTCCCTATCTAAAAAAATATTCTTTTCTGATCACTTCACCTTTATCAGTCCCGTCCCCAGCCCGAACAGCCCAAGACCCACCGATATGAAGGCAAAAGACGGGTGAACAAGCCAGAAGCCAACACCTATAAGAACGAGTCCTCCGCCTATCACAATGTCCTTTTTATCAAGTTTCTTTAGCCATTTTATTATCAGGTATCTTCTCCCAGTAAACCGCTATATCCGTTCACAAGATGTATAGGTTTAGCATGGCTATGCTTTTGACAGGTGCAATTCACTTGCAAGTTTCTCCTTCAACTGATTGATGTGGCCGACCACCTCGTCACATATCTCATAGGCCAGCGTGTATCTGAATGTCCGGAAGAGCTGCTCCGAATTCATTATCGGGCCACTTCCCCGGACAAGCTGCATTTCTTTTATGGGGGTTCTCTTCCGCGCCCGACCCCCATTGTTGCCATGTTTCCGGTTCCCTGAATTCTTTCCTGCGGTTTTTTCCTTTCGATCCTTCCTCATCTTGCTCGCACAGGCCTTACAAAACCTTTCCCAGCCGTCAGAAGTCGAATGATTGTGTGAAAAAAGTTCCTCTGTTAGCAGCATTGGTTCCTTGCATTTGCTGCAAATTTTCGTCTTTTGATCCTCATTCACCTTCGTCTCCCTCCGTTGCTCTGTCGCTTCCAGATCCTCCCTTTCCAATTCCCTTTTGTTCCGCCCTTTCACGTTAGCCCACTTTTTCAATTTGGCCTTTTCTTCCTCTGTAAAATTCTCGTTCCTAATCCGTATAATCGTATTCTTCGCCACCCCGGTTTCCTTGATGATATCCCTGATGGAATGATCTTTTAAGAGGGCCTTTACCATTTCTTCCTTTTCCGGATTTAACCGATTGCTCATAGTTTCCTCTGTCTTCGGTTTTCTCCCGCACATCATGCATTTTTCGCCCCCGAATGGGTTCCACTGGTCCTCAACTATGTTGCCTCCACAAAATTCACATTTCACTCGTTCAGCTCCAGGGACACCAAATCATTCATGATATTTTCCTTAGCTTCCTCACCAGCTTGTTCCCCATTTCTTATAGCTCCCGAAAACAAAAAAGGCGTCCCCTGTATCGCACAAGGGGCGCCTATCAGAAAGAAAGGAGGGTTAGATGAGAGATGTATCTCAATGAAATAATGTTACATGGAAAGGAATTCGGTTGTCAATATGAAATCTTGACTTTGACGAAGGTAAAATGCAGTAAAAAGCAATTTTTATGACTGATAGAAGTATTTGTCTAACTTTTCGAGCAAAACGGACTTCCTTATCGCCGGAGACCGACCCTTTTTCATCCGTTCCCAGCCGAGGTCAATATTGGCTCTTTTTATCCTCTCATGAGCTGACTTCGGGGAGAGTACCCCCATGGCCTCGCAGATGGATTTCCAGCCGATGAGATAGGAATCGCTGTTATTCTCTTTTTTGTCCTGGCTCATCAATCCCCCCTATCAAATCTGTCTATGAACCGATCTCGTATATTCCGGGAAGGTTGTTTCTTCTCCTCCACTTTGGTTTCCCGCTCATAGGATCTTCCCGCAAAACCAAATCCCGGGGTTGCCCTCAGTAAAAGTTCAGTCAGGGCCCAAACTGCGGCATCCATGCGATTCGGAGACGGATCGCCCGGAATCCATAGGCATTGCTCCCGCTCAAGTGCATCGAATTTTCCGACATGATGAACCCTTCCCTTCTCATAGTTGGCCGCTATGGGCTCGGCCCTCGTAAATTTTCCTCTGGATGCATGGACAAGTTTGACGGGAATGGAATGATCGACCTGTTTGATCGTGAGTTCCACCATCTCCCCGCCATTATTTGAATTGCCCGTGATTGTGATCCTCTCATCTTGTCTCATTACCCATGTCTCAAGTTGGGTCGTGGGACACCAAACCTCTTCTGACTTACTCCTTAGTTCTTGAACCTTTTCTATAAGGAGTGTACGTGATCTGTGAAGCCATGTTCGATAACTAATACGATCTTCTCCGTTCCATTTCTTTCTATTAATTCGGCAATGACTCGCAGGGACCCCTTCAAGGAAACAGGCAAGAAGAAACGCATCATTTATTGCTCCTGGATTTTGACTGAACTGTACGCCCCCACATTTCGTAAGCGTGCCTTCGCCGAGAAGCATTCCATAGATAAAGCCAATTCTTTGTTGTCTGCTCATTTGCAAAACCTTACGAACCGCATTGTTACGATCTATCCAATCAGTAAATTTAGCTATAACAATGCCACTACCTATATCCGCTGGAACACATTGAATCATTCTTGCACGCCGCCAACTTCTCAGCATTTCATCAATAGTAAACATGCCTTGAGTTTTCTTACTACATTTCAAACGCTTGCCATACTTGGCTCTTCCCGCACGGCTCTCAATTCTCATCGGCCATTTGTGGTTCCGAGTGCATCGCACATGAAAACTTGAATTGCCATAAGTAATGACTTCATCATAACCAAAATTTAAGGCAATTATTTTAGTCCACTTACATGTGTCCGTGCTTAAATCATAGCCTAATATGTGGTCTCCAACACGAAGATCTACTGGAGGCTTCCATCCTTCCTTTGTTAGGGCCTCACTATCAATGGGTACACACTCAGCAACTATCCGATCCGCCTTGAACTTGTGGAACGCGGTGACCGCCGCAGTCGCCCAAACCAAGGGACTCCCCTGGATACTATCATCCGATAAAACGTACCCGTCCTCCCCTCCCCTTCCTGCCGTTATTATCCCGGCCTCGTCCCCTCCGCTTGTCGTCGAAGGATCAACCCCTACGACTATCCTCGACAATTCAGGGGCCTTAAATACCCGGTTGTGTTCTATATCTTCCTTTTTCCAAAGCGCACCAGGGGCCTGGTCTATATCCTGGGCCATGATCTCTATGTTATAGGCGATAGAAGTCATGTCTTTTGTGATATCCAATAAAGCCTTATTACTCAGGGTTGGATTATCGTGAGAGGTCCAGTGAAACGTGGCCCACCTTCCGGTTTCATCATTTCTGTATTTCTCATACATCTTCGATGCGTGCTGAAGATCCTTGGCTTTGCTCACCGACCGGCTGTGGAGGGATGGCGGCGTGAATAGAAAAATCGCATCCCCATCGTTATCAAGAAGCATCGGTGCACCCACAAACTCCCAGGCATCCTCGTTCATCAACTGCCACTCATCGAGGATGAGAAGATCCGAATAGTCTCCACGCAAAGTATCTGCATTCCAGGCAGTCTTTGCCTTAATCCGATATTCCGTCCCAGGGATCTCGATCAAATGGAGTGTCTCGTTCTTGTACAGAACCCCTTGTTCTATTGGCTTCGCAAGGGCCCTTGTGACCGTGGTCCAGAACCTGTCAAGCTGCTCAGTGGTAGGGGCAGCATAAAGAATCCTTCTCTTTTCCCTAAATTTATTCCCCGCTATGATCGAGACAAGGACGGTCTTCCCGCCCCTTCTCCCGACCTTGAAGACATTCCTTTTCTTGAGATGCTCGATGGCAAATGCCTGCTTAGGGAAAGGGACCGGCAGGTCAATCTTAAAGTTGAACGCCCTTTTCCTCTTCAGGTTCAGCCTATCCTCAATGTAGGATAATGTCTGGTCTGATAATTCGTTTCGATCTAAGCCTGTCGACGAATCTTTCTGCCGCATCGGTCTCCCATATATGCCCACAGTTCGGGCACTTCATCTCGGAGTTCACCTCCCTGAGCGTCTCTATGAACGTCTCCCTGAAGGCTTCAACCTCTTCCTTGCTTGCAACAGTCTTCCAGGCTTCAAGGATAAAATCTCTGCATTTCAGTCTCACCTCAATAATCCTTGTCTCAAGGAGCCGGGGATCCATGGTAAAATCGAAGGTCTCAATCTTCTGCTCTCTCTTGATCTTTCTGCCCCGGTTCAATTTCTGTTTTCTTTTCCCTTCCTGGTCGGGCTCCCCTTCCGCTGACTGAGACTCGATCTTTCTCTGCATCGCTATGAAACCTTCTTTGTCTCCCATGTTATATCGGTGTACAGGATCTAAGATCTCCTTTAAATATTTCAGGTCATCCAGATGATCCTGCATCACGTTGAACTGAATCACTCCGTATTCCTTGGCCTTTTCAAGCGCCACAACTCTCGTAGCATATCCCTTGAGCTTTCTGATGGCCTTTGTTATGGCCGGACGTCCGACCCCGAGCCTTCTGGACATCTCTGCCTTGGTGAGCTTCAAATCGGCAAGAATCTGAAGCTGGTCATAGTCTATGTGTTTCCTCATTTGTTTCCTCATTTGTTTCCTATTGTTTCCTATTATTTCTTTCTATGGAAACATTTCAGCATAATACCACAAATTCCCTAAGTCATTTCACTATCTTGCGCTTTGTTTCCATTGTTCCCTTTATTTCGGGACCAAGCTCTCCAAAAATCCCTGGTCATAATCTCCTGAAGTCCATATTTTCGGATTGCCAGAGCCATCGGCCCTAATCCTTGCATTAAGCACCGATCCGCCATGAATCCTATCGAAGTGGCCTTGCTCCTTTGCTCTTCTGTCGGAGCATGGAATGCAGAATTTCCGGGTTCTTTCCCACACATTCTTGGTGAATGGTCTCCTGCAATCCTTACAGATTGGCATTTTATTGTTCCATTTCTATAGGGATTGTCTATATCAAATGGTGCTTCTCATTTTCCTCTTTTTATGGATTATCCACATTCCATAGCAAGCCCAAATGATACAGAAAATTCCGAGGATCCACATTTCAATTTCCCCATAAATGTTGACCTTTATTGACTGTAGACTTCAGCCTTTCCAGATTCTCCTTCTCCCTAACCTCCGTAATTCCTCCCAACCTTTCAATCAATTCCCTCACCTTCTTCCAGGAAGGTTCCATTAACGCGTGATTCTTGCTATCCGCGCCAATGCTCACAAACTCAGGCCCGACCAATGAGATCATCCTCACCATCGCTTCCAGGTCAAAGTCCATGATCGGCTCAAGGGACACCATTTTCCTTGCATCCTTGAAAGCCACCATAGCCTGAACCCTACTTTCCACCTTTGGGGCCTTGCTTTGTATCAGCCCCTGCCTGTTCGTCTCTATGGTGGTGCCAAGGATCGTTTTGGGAGGGAATATGAAATTCTTGAATCTTTCAGGATTCTTGGACTGGAAGAGATAGGTGTTATCCGGATATTTCATGCACTGTTCCAGAACCGCATGGATTTGGACATCCGGAACCCACACTCCCCACATGTCGCTGGCCGATCCCACAAAGATCACTCTCCCCTTGCCAAGCCCTCTTTTTACCTCTCTTTCCTCAAACCGGGGCGTCATCTCAAAGAACAGTAGCGATCTCAAATAACAATAACTGCAATCATGGAGGCAACCCTTGATCGGGTTTATGGTGTGGGTGACCCAGGGAAACATATTTCCTTTTTGCTTATTCAAGCCCATCTCATCCCCCTGAAAGGCAACTAATTGCACTTTGCCACATAGTATTATTTTCTTAACTTATCCGTCTTTTCTGTCCAGTAATAATCCCCCCGGGGTTTTCTTGGGGATTCCCTCCGATCGGGTCTTTATCTCATCGAGGCATCCGGGGCATACAGGTTTTTCCACATATCCTGATTGATCCGGGATACGTATCACCTTCAGCACCTTTTCCTCAAACCATTCCTTACAGATGTAGCATTGGTTGATTATCTCTATCATGAAAATTTACAGCAAGGAAACCCACGGCTTTAGCCGTGGGAGGAATTGCTGTCCTCCAAATCAAGCTTCCAATATGAAATACATTTTTCACTTGATTAATATTTATTGACTTTTTACCTACAATAATTCTTGTACCCTTGCAATGAGACCCTTTTGTGCTTTGCCAATTACAACTTATTTTTACTAAATCACAGGGTTGAATAGAATATCTTTTCCTTCTAATAGAGGGAATAAAACCTTTTCTATTGATATGAGAATCAAGTCTATATTGTACAGAGGGAGCTATCCAACCTAGCTTCTTAGTAGCCTTTCTATTCAACCATCTAGGCTCTCTATACCAAAGCTTGTTTCTTCTTCCTCTTCGATACATTCTCT